GCCCCTTAGGGCCCTCCCGGTACTTAGTGACCCACCATCCTTTGATGGTGCTCTAGCTGTTAGTCGCTCTACCTATACAGTGTATCGGTGAGCGCATGCTTCTACTAGCTCGAAGGGAGCTATCATGGCTGGAACGGTTATCACAACCCGTATAACCGATAAGAATTTCTACTTTACTCGTAGGAATTCCTCTACCGGGGGAGTACTTAAGGGAGACGTTTTTGACGTTTCCAAGACGTACTCTAGTGGTTGGAGACCCGCTATCCAGCGGACGTCCTCATATCGTTCTGGGGTTTCATTTATGAAAGCCCTGAGCGATCCCAACATGATTGTTGAGGATGAGGATCTGCGCGATCGTTTGGTGCCCGATCGTTCCGATCAGCTTCTCCTTAGGGAGACTAATCAGGCGAAACAGGATACATCATTCGATCGAGGACATCCGTTCTCAACCACAAAGGTTGAGAGAGAGTTTACCACCGCTACATTGAGTAGCGTTGATGGGAATATTTCCTATCATGGTCCTCTTAGCGTGTCCTTCAGTAATGGTCTGAATAGTCCTTTTGATGGCAATGTCCTCGATTCGGGGGCACCTGCTATCTTTGCCTCCTCCGATTGGCCAAGTATTGACTTGACCTACGGAGCTAAGGCAATTAATAAGACTATTCCTACCCTTCCTGTCGCAGGAGTGGCAGCCTTCTTAGGAGAACTTCATGAAGGTCTCCCCAAGGCAATCGGACATTCACTCTTATTCAAAGAGAGAGCACACGCCTTCCATGGATTGGGAGACGAGTACTTGAACTATGAATTCGGGTGGCGTCCTTTTGTCAAGGATGTTAAGAAGTTTGCACTTGCTTTCCAGCATGCGGGTGTTCTATTGAAGACCCTCAAGAAAAATTCTGGAAAGAATTTGCGCCGCCACTTCGTCTTCCCTATCATTCGGGATGAGAAGGTTTATCCTTCTTATCGAACCGATCCGCAGGGTTTCGGTGGAATTCCGATCTCTGC